ACAGACAGCCTTATTCGTCCATGTTTTATGCTGACTGGAAACTCATTTGGCTAATTTATGTTCGTGATCTTGCCCTGAGTGATTTATTCGATGAAAATATTTTTTGTTTTAATACTTTTGACAACTTTGAACAGTAGTCGCTGTTTCGCAGGAAATATCAGGGATGTTTTCGGTGACGGATTATTTAACGTTACCTGGGGGATGACTATCGAACAAGTTAAAGACGTTCACCCTAATGGAAAGAAAGAGGTTTTTGGAAAAGAAACATACTATAAACTGATTAGCTCCAAAGAAGTCCTCTCAATAAAGCGTAATAAGGAAGTTATCAATTACGGCTTTGGCTCCAACAACCAATTATCATCTGTTGCGATTTACTTTGACAGCGACGATTATTCAAGTCTTATTGATGCGGTCAGAGAGAATTTTGGATTGCCGCAAAAACAGGACTCCGGTATGTCAGGTATACTTAAGTGGCCTATTGACAACGACATTCAGGTATCAATAATCCGAATTAATACAGGATTCTCAAACGAAATAATTCTAAATATCGGGAATGTAGCTACTACTAAATCTCCCGATATAAAGTCTCTAGGCTTTTAGAGCAAATCCCAGTCATCTCCGGATAGTGACTGACCAGATAGTTCAACGCCACGGCTTGCTGGGCTCATTTTAAACTGTGACAAGTAATGTTTAACTTGAGCCTGAGACTCTTTCAGCAAGTCAAATGAGGGATTACGTTTTCTGACGATATGGCCGCGATCACCAGATACCTCTACATGAATACCGTTTTCTCTTAAATCTTCCCGGCATTCTTCCACTGTTGCAAGATTGCAGGCTAGCATGCCAAGAGCATAATGATCGATAGCTTGCACCGGAGTACCGCGTTCTTGCAGAACAGCTAAAAGCTTGCGCCAGTAGCGCTTTTCTAATGTTGTTTTCACATAGTCAGGGGCTTTCATAGCGGCCTCTTAATGATGGTGGGGAAAAAATGCCGGTCCAATTTGGGTACAAACGACCAAAGCGGGGATGGTTGGGTGTTCTTGATTATTCATCAACCTCCCCCCCGTTGGGTTCAACCTGGCCTTTTTGTATCCATGACTGAGAATACTCATCACCACCTTCTCTTGGCGCTAAATTCTCTGCTCTTCTGCATTCATTGGGATTCATGATGCCATTGCGAATAGCTGTATCGTAGACTTCAAAGCGTTCAGCCGTAGAGCCACGTAACAGATCTTTGGTCTCAAATTCAATGTTAATCCTGAGACTATTTCTTTCCGAAACGAGACAATCATTCAGTGCACTTTGTATATTTGTGAGCCATGGACGTAGGGATTGAGACAGAAATGAACGTTGGGCCTCACTGTGATTGTTGAATGTACTGTGTGAGTAATCCATCAAAAAGATAGGACTCAGCTTAAACATACGAGCCACATCAACAACACTGAAGTTACGGCTCTCTAACCATTCAGCATCGACATTACTGAGACTAATACTTTGCCATTTGAGACCATTTTCAAGAATTGGCGTTTTGCCTACATTTTTTGACCCACTGAATTTACTATTCCATTCGTCACTAAGACGCTTAATAGCATTACCCTTGTCACTAAACTCATTGTCAGTAGTTAAAATGCCTGACGGTCTGGCTGAGTTTTTAAATGTTACAGCTCCGAATTCCTGTTGAGCCAGTCCCAAACCGATAGACTCACGACATACCTGGATAGGGCTTTTACCGGTTATGCCATCATCACTGTGATATTTGATATGTAAGATCTGCTCTTGAAGCAAGTTTTGAGTATCGCCATTGTCAAAAGCAACCTGATAACCAATCCGCTTCGTTGATAGCTTTTTGATTATCACAGAGTCAGGGTGAAGCCAGTGTAAACCTGCCACTCTGCCAGCCCTGTCATAGTCTATATAAGCGTAACCATTACCTCTTAATAGGATTGAACGCATTAAGGCAATCATGAAATCATAGCTAGTCTGGTAGCCGTTTGGTTTACGGTTTAACAGCTTATCCAAATAATGCTCCTGGACACGCTCTCGTTCATTGTTGTCACGCTTTTGATAGATATGAATAGGCAGGCTGGCTATCGCCTCAGCAATCGTAGAGACAGCGCAATACACAGCTGGTAAAGACTGTGCCGTTTCAGCGTTAACTGTTTTGCCAGAAGACGTTTCTACACCAAAGCCAAGGGACTGTAGTAAGCTCCAATTGCTATTAGGATTGCTGCGTTTAAATAACCCGAACATTACAACACCTCCTGCAATGCGAAATATTGACGGAATGCTGAAAGCTGGGGTTGGTTATTATGAAGATTGCGTAAAGCTACTTCAGTATTCCTATAAGCGGGATTACTGGTAATTGTGATTTCATGCAGTACGGCTTTATTCACCGTTCTAAGCGCAAGAGCCTTTGTGTAGTCCCATGAATCACCACCAGCAGGAACAGTAAAACCAAACGACATTCCGCTAATATCACCACGTTGTATTGATACCATTAGATCACGGGCAGCTTGTGTATCAGGCGGGTCAATTTCAATAGTGATACCGGTGCTATCTTCGGCAATGCGAAGTGTACCGGACTGAGTACGGCCCAACAGTAAATGAGGTATATGCTCTACTAAGGCTCGAATATCACCAGATACAGACTCTTTAAAAGCACCTGTGGCGATAACCTCAGTAAAGCCCCCTAAATTCTCAGACTGGGCACCATAAATAATAGGGCGACCGACGATCTTTCGACCATCGACCGACACACTGGATATTGAACGACACTCCATAGCATCACCTATGCAGCCGCTTTGAGAATCTTGATAGCATTACTATCAACCAAACCGCCACCAACATAACGGGTTGCCAGCATCTTAACGAAACCGGGTTTAGTAATGTTGTCACGGATTAAACGAGTGCCAGTGCTGTGGTCGATAACGTAATAGGCTAGAGCCAGATCACCAAATACCACTTCATCATCTGGTACCTGGTCTGAAATCACTACCGGTTTACCAAGTAACGTAGTCGGCTGGCCTTCTTGAACACTATCACGCCAAATATACTCATCCTGATTGTTTTTCAGTTTACGTAGGGTCATTGCCATTGTGTCTGAAAGATAGAATTTACCGCCCGGACGATAAGCGATAGCAAGACTGTGATAGAAAGTAATCAGATCATCAAAATCGATTACCCCTGATGCTGCGCTGGTAACTTCCTGCAACTGACCAAATGTTCGAGAACTATCATTACTTGCAGAGCGAGTATAGGTAAGTAAACCTTTTGGTTTCTTGGTGCCATCACCGTTCCAGAATGCCGCCTCTTCTTTCAGTACAGACTCTGCAGTGATTTCTGATGATAACCAGCCAGCAACGTCAAAGTCTGACCAATCCAGCAATTCCTGTGTGGTTTGAGGATATGCATAGAGGCTATTCACGCTAATAGCTACTTCCTGCAGTGAACTGGTATTAGTCTCATTCCGGGTATCAGATTCAGCCGCCCATTCAGTTGTAGTGCCACCAGTGGAGACCAGCTTTTTATAGGTTTCAGTGCCAATACTTTTAACAGTAGCATTCTGACGAAATACAGAACGCTCTCGCAGTTGCTTATGAATTGTTTTGTCTACAGATGGAATGACAGTGTAACCACCATCAGAATCAGAGCCTGCAGATAAAGAACGGCGATCACCTGTCACAACAAAAGCACGTAGCTCACTATTACTAGGTGCATTGATGTCATTACCCGGCGTGGTGCCAATCAGAGAGCGTTCTTCCTCAGCTAGCAATTCATGATGCTCAATAGCAGCATTAATTTGTTCTATCTGATTTCGGTATTCACTGAGACTACGGCTTTCTTGCTCAGTCAGATTGCGCTTTTCTGTCTCAGAACCAGTGAGAATTGCTTTTGATTTCTGCACCAGTTCGGCTTTTTGTTGGCGTAATTCAAGTAAGTGTTTCATTGGAACCTCATATTTGCATAAAAAATGAATAACAATGCAAAATATGGGATATTTTGAATATATATGCAATTAATATTTGATAAAATCGCATAAATATGCAAAATTATGAATAGAAGAATTAATTTCTTCAATCCATCGGACTCCTCAAAGCGTTAAGGGCCTCGACAGTGGGAACTGTTGGGGCTTTTTTATTTCCACGATAAATTCTAAGGCAAATAAACGGTGCAACATACGTGCAACACAGATTAAAAAAACTGTATTGGTGCAACATACGGGAAATTTAGATTTGATATAAACTATTGATATTGGGGGAGGAATTGGTCGGTGTGAGAGGATTTGAACCTCCGACCCCTGACACCCCATGACAGTGCGCTACCAGGCTGCGCTAC